CTTTGGGAGTCATTGTCTTTTTATCATAATATATACCATTTATTATATAACCTAATGGTGTTTCAACTACCCTTTGTACTTCTCCACTTATATAATCTGAATTAAGAATTTTTGCCATAATTTTTTCTCCTCTCTAATATCTAAAAAATTTTAAGAAACTATCATATAAAGATTTGCATCAAATTGTCCTTTTACAAAAACTTTTATATTAGGACTTATTCCTAATAGATATTTTTGACTATCTTCAGGTGATATAAATACATCTAAAATTACAATATCATTATCCGTTATCACTAAATGAAGCTGATTCTCTTTTTTCATATCTATATCTTTATTTACACTCTTTATATTATTTTTTATAATAAACTCGCTGCTTGAAGTAGCATAATATTTATTGATAGTAAAAATATCCTTAATATTAGCCAATAAGTTTAAATCTTTAAAGGTTTCTTTTGTCCAATGCTCTTCATAGGTATTCCATTCACTATTTGTTCCATAATTAATTTTTACATCTCCTGAAAAATATAAATCTACTTTTAACAAACTATTTGACACATAAGTAGCTTTAAATTCATTACAATTGCATTGAATCCAACTACCATTTTTATCATATTGCAAAGTTAGTTTGTCTATTTCTTCAATATTTTGTATATTATCCATAGAAAATAAATAAGCAAATCTAATTTTATTAGCAGTAATTAGTTCATTCCAAAACAGTGAATTTATAGAATTAAATACTTCTATAGGTATCCCTTTTTCTTTAATGGATTCTATTTCTAGTTCAATATTTTCCCATGATTGATTTTTAAAAGTTTTCCATGTTGTACCATCATCAACACTACAAACAATCCTAAAGTTATTTCCTAAAGCTTCAATTTTAAAACAATCAATGTTTCTAACATTACTTAAATTTAGATTATTTATAGGTATTAATAATCTATCATATGGAACTGCTATTGTTTTTAAGTTTTGTACTACTCCATCTTCATATACTTTAAATTTATCAACTTTTTTATAATCTGATTTTTTAAATCTAACTGAATATTCTACATCTTCATCAAATTCATTGATTAAATTAAATGTAGAATCATACTCTGTCTTTAAATGTGCTTTATCATCAAATAAAATTTGGTTATCTTTTTGAAATTGCGTAACTTCTGTATTCTTAAAATCATTTTTTATTTCTACAATATCATCTTTATTTTCTGTACTATATCTTAGTACATCAACTGGTAAAACTCTAAAATTTAAAGTCTTTATAGGAATCTCTATACTTTCTGGATTATCTGATGTTCCATTTACACCTGTTCTACATATTTGTTTTATACTTAGTCCTGTAGCTTCTCTTAATGTTTCCAAATTTATAGTTGTAAATTTGCCTGTATCTTTTGAATAAGCCACAACTTGATTGTCTTGTTTATTTATAACATCTACATCTTGAAGCTCCTCAAATTTAATAACTCTTCTATCCATTATTTCTTTTTGTATTTTCTCGCTTGACCATCCAGTTTTATTAGAAATTATTGCATCATCTAAGGCTATGTTTTTTCCCAAAGTTACATTAAAAAATTCACTCATATAGTCACCTCCTGTTCAATAATAAAATCCTCATTTATTTGTATAAATTATATCTTTATATTTTTGCCAGCATATTTATTTAAAACTCTTTCTCTCGGTATTCTTTTAAAAGGAACTATATGAAAATCTTTAGTATTTATTCCTTTTCTTAATCTTGTTATAGTACCTTTTTGGGGTATCATATAATTAATAATAGATCCTTTTCTCTTTCTTAATATAACTCCATTTTTGGAAATTATATAATCATTAATGTGACCGTTATTGGAGGTAGTATCTCTTTCAGCCGATACTATTATTAAATTAGGTTGTATGCAACCATCATATACTTCCATTAACTTCTACCTCCTTAAATCTTTATAGCAATACAAGAAACACCTTGTAATGAATTAAAATAGTTTATCCCTCTGCCTTCTCCTAGATCCTCATAATCCTTATTTTGATTAATTAGATATTGACCAATATTAAATATTTTATACTGGTCATTATCTATCTTTACTATGTCCCCATTTACTATATTAGTGTTTGGCAAACCATATATTCCATCAAGAATACCCAAAAATCCAGTATTAGGCACATTATTATTTAAATTATCTGCCATTAAATAAATTGGATTTAATAAATATAATCCCATAGGATTAGGATTAAACAGATTAAGTGAACAGAAAGTTTTAGCAAATTTATTATACTGACTTCCATTGCCTGTAGAACCAGGTGCTTTATGCCAATATACCCTCGGAGTATTACTAGGACAATCTCCTAAATTAGAAGCAGCAATGATTTGATTAGTATATTCCTCTCCCTCTAAATTAGTATTTATATCTGGATATCCTACATATATGAAATTAGGATATGTTACCATTGAAACAGTATGAAGCTCAATTATTATTAATATTCTATAATCAAGTATGTCTACATAATAATTGTATAGTGTATCTGGATTATGGTTTGCTATATTACTAGGAGTAAATAGAATTCTATTTTTCATTCCTAATTTTGTAAAAGTTCCATTTTCTCCTGTAGTATTACTAGGAATATAATTATCGCTTAACCATATATATAAATGATTTCCTGATATTTTAGGATTGCTTAAATCTGGACTTTTCAACCTCATAAATATATTTTCTTTTTTATAACCTATTTGAGGACTTTTAAAAATCCATCCATCATTGCCACCAACTACATAGTCATTTATTTTATTGCTTGAAATTTCAGTCCAATTTGAACCTGGAGATAAAATTGCTTTATATATTTCTGTCATTAAATCTTTTTTTGCACAAGTTCCTTTTACTAACATTAAAAGTCATCCTTTCTTTATAAAATTGAATTTAGTCATTTGAATTAATCTCTAGACCTAAAATTTTTATATTTAAAATTACTGAAGAATTTTGATTTGAATTTACCATTTGTGTATGAAGTTTGTTCTCTTTATTTTCTTTTTCATCCTTATCTTTATAAGGAACAAATACACTGTCTGTATAATGAGAAACTCTATTTGTGTCATATAATAAAAATCCATTTGTAGACTTATCAAAAATCTTAAATTCAAAATTGCTACCATCAGCTACATCTAAATAAAGTGTAGTTATTATAAAAGAATTTTCTCCTAGATCATAATCTTTATCTATAGTCCCACCAGCATCTATATTTACTACATCATTTATCTCCATATACTTCAAACCTGAACCATCACCTCTTTGTGAACTATTTGTATAGTTTAAAATTTGCTCCATGATTTGTTCACTACTCCAAGTTGTAATCCTTGAGATTTTACTATCATCAATAACTACATCTTTAGCTAAAGTAACATTAAAAAATTCACTCATATAGTCACCCCTATTCATTGATAACTAAGTGAAAATCCCTAACTGCAAAATTATGATTTTCTGCATTTTTAGTTATTTTTACATATATCTCTTTACTTTCACCCTGTTTTATACTATCTATAATTAAAGAATCTGTATAATTTACACCATGAAAAGACAACTGAATTAAATCATTACTCGGTGTCTCTGTACCTATTTTAATATTTCTATAATCCTTATCACCTATATTTTTAATTGTTATTAATTCTTCTAAATCTTGAAGCATAGCCGGATTAATATTAGTTACAACATTTCCATGATATATAATCTCAAAATTATATGGACTGAATACCCACATATCCCCATACTGTAAATTAAGAGTATCGCTAGTATATATTACTTTTCCATCCATATCTTTAAATGTAAAATATCCCATCATGTTACCATCTATAAAAACCTTACATTCCATATCTGAATTAAATAATCTAGTCTTAATTAATTTGTTATCTAAATCATATAATTCGCATAAAGTATTTTCTGGGAAATTCTGAATAGTTACATAGGGGTTAGAGTAAACCTTATAATTATTTAATATAAAATCTTCATCACTATACTTCATGAGACCTTGCTTTGTAAGTGGCTCTATAAATTCCATTCCACCTATATTTGTATAACTTTTACCATCATCACTTGAATAAGCTTGTATATAATTATCTTTCTTAAGTATTTTCCAATATCTATTTTGTTCACTTAATTTTAAATCCTTAATACCAAAAATATAGTCGCTATTACCTAAATAAAGCATAGAATAATCCATATCTTTCATATCACTAAAATTTTCTTTTTCAACTTCAAGAACAAATTCTTTATAATCAAATTTTCTTTCCATTTTATTATTACTTATTAATTTTAATTTACCTGTTTTAATGTCCCTAGTTACATTACATTCTCCTGCGAAATCAGAAAAAGAAGAAGCCAAGAAAAAATTCTCGGCTTCTAATAATCCATTTTTAACTTGTATAAGTTTCACAATATCAACTCCTATACAGATGGTGTAATAACATTATCTATTGGTACTATTTCAGATACCATAACTCTATTTATATTCATATACTCTCCACCACAATCTAACAAAAATCTAGCTTTATCTTTTGCAGCTTCAAAGGAGTTAGTTATTAATTCAATTCTCCATCCATAATCACTTCGTCTTTGTACCATCCACATTTTTTGTCTAGGATTATTAAAACTCCCTTGATTACTACTTGCTACTGCTTGATATCCATCATAATATCCAAATTCATTTCTCCCATAAGCCATATTTATTTACCCCCTAATATATTTTTCTTTTCAAAATTTTGTGTTTCTATCATATAGTGCCTATTTCCCTTTAGTTTATCTAAAGTCTTTATGACATCTCCATTAAATGCTACACGATTAAACTGTCTTTCTATATCCATATATTTTAAATTTCTCCATAATGGTACTACATCAAAATGGTGATATTTCATGTAGTCTATTAAATTAGCAAATAACATACCTGCATATTTAATTCCCATCATCTTATCTTGTGTATGATCTTTGTCCGCCATAAACCATATTTTTTCAGCTTCCCATCTCATCCATCTATATGTTCTTAAATAGTGTTCTCTGCTTCCACTTTTGTTCATTGCTTCTATTGTAGTCTCCATATTAAGCCAATCTAATAATAATTCCATAATAAATTCTATAGCTTCTTGTCCACTTACATTAGCTAATTGACTAGAACTATGCTGGACTATCATTCCTACTATATTTATCATATCTATCATTATTTCTATAGATAATTGCATTTCTTCTTTACCATAATTTAAATCAGTTCCTTGGGAATCCATATATGGTGCATAAGATATAGGATGTTTATTCTGTTCTATTAAATTTCCATAAGGCTTAATCCTACTGTTCACTAATAATGGTTTATTAGAATAATTATAATCTTTTATAGGTAATATTTTCTCATCTCTAGGGTCAGTTGCTTCTAATACCCACCATCTCTTAATTATCTTTAAATCTCTGAAATTAAAAAACCGTTTAAAAATATTTATTTTTGATTTTTTAATTAAATTCATATGAATTCTTTTTGAAATTTTAATTTTATCCTTATTTAAACCTAATGATTCACCCTTATAGATATTTTCAAATTTATTATTTTCAATAAGAAATAGACCAGTTCTAACAATATTGGTTGTAATATTTTTTTCTAAAACTACTATGCTGTGCTTCCCTATCTTATGAAAATTATTTTTATTTAATCCTAAAATATTATTAGTTTTATATATTGTATTTAGAGTATTAATATAGAACAACTTTCTATAAATATATCTCATAATATCTGTAGGATAAATTCTTAATACATTTATGCAATTATGCTTATTAAGTTTAAAATTATTTGTTTTGTATGACAATTTAGTATAATTATTTAAATATATTTGCTTTCCTATCTTTCTATATAAGTAAATATTTGTTGATATATCTACTCTTTTTTCATGTCTTCTACTAACATTAATAATATTCTCTTTAATACCTATCTTTCTAATGACATCAATATTTATATTTATATTATTTCTAATAATGTGAAGACTTCTTATTTTTAATTTATCTACTATAATAATTTTTCCTTTACTTATTTCTGTAGCTTTATTATATATTTGCAAATTAACACTATGGTTTATATCAATACCTTTAAAAAAGTTTCTAGTTAATGATCTAATATTATAGCCTATATTAATATCCTTATATTTTTTATGATCCTCTAAATTTAAAATATTGTTAGAATTATTTAATTCGATAATATTAATTATTCCAACTTGTTTTAGCTGCTCTCTAGTAAATCCTAAATTCTTATAAATGTCTAAATGAACAATTTTATTTCTTGTAAATTCATTAATTTTTATTTTTTCCAAATTATAATTTTTGTTTTTTATAAATTTAAAATCATTTTTACTTAAATTTTTAGGTAAGCCTTTAATTATCTTTCTATTTTTAACACTTAAATCTTTAGCTAATCCTTTAGTTATCTTTCTATCTTTAACACTTAAATTATAATTATATATTTTATATATAGAATTATTTTCTTTATAAAATAATTTGTTATAAAGTTTTTCTATTCTAGTATCACCTTTATATAACAAATTGGAGATACTACCTTTTTCTATTTCTATATTTTTTTTATAATATAACTTAGTTATATTATTATTTTTAGCAATACCTTCTCTAGTATCATATATAAAGATTCCACTAGAAAGAGTATTATCCCCTACATACTTAAAACTACATAGGGGAATTTTATGTAGGGGCATTTATACCACCTCTATTCTGATTTATACCATCTGATTGCGATACAATACAATGGATTAGGACTATTGTTCATTAAACTATATGGTGCTGTAATTTTAAACTTTTTATAATTTTCTTCTTCCTCTGTACCTTTTTTATAAACTAGCGTATCCTTATCCCATATTCCATTACTATCCCCAGCTAATACATTAATCAGCTTTCCTCTTTCACCATCAACAGGATGAAACAAAATAATTTCATCAAATTTATGTTTTTTATGATTCCACCTGCTACCTTCCGTATTACATTTATCTACAAAAGTTGTTGTTGTACTAAATTCAGGATAATGAGGCTGCATCGGCATACCTATTTTATTACCTATCATACATACATCTGTAATTCCTGTAGCAGTTCTTTCACCAAACTTTTTTGTAAAAAATGGTGGTATATCTGAAGATGTAACTACTCCAAAGTTATATTTATCATCTGTGGATGCTGAATCTTCCATTGGTCTAATAGCCCCAATATAAGCATAACTTGTTAAATTATTATTATAAGGGTAGTTATCTGCACTTTTATCCCCTTCTAGTATTATATTCACTGAATCTTTTGTGATATTTATATAATATTCTATAGGTAGCCACTCACCTATTTCTGGTGCAAGTTTCTTATACCATGCAAATCTTGATGGTACAGAACAACTCTCTTCTACTAAATCTTTAATATCTATTTCTTTTTGTTCTCCATCTACCTCTACAATTTTTTTAGTGTCATGCATCTCTTTACCTATAGTTATATACATATGGTTTCTATTGTCCATTCTACCCTTTAACATTGCTAATTTTTCTTTTTCGCTTTGTGTCAGTTCCATACTATTTCTATAACTTGCCAAAGAATTTTGTTCACTTTGAGATAATCCCAATCCAGCATATTGTTTATAAAGTATATTTATTATAGAATCAGTATAAAGTTTTGTATTGGTTTTGAGTTTACTCCAATCTATCAATTCTTGAGCAGTTAAATTGTGTGCATTCCTATAAGTGTCTAATTCATTTTGTTCAGCAGTAGAAAGACTTTCACCATTATAATATTTTCTAAGCAAAAATAGCTCTCTATCATTTGTTATATTTTTTCTCATTCGTAATTGTTGCAAATTATTTTGTTCATCTATATTTAATGAATCTAAATTTTTCTTTATTAAATTTTTCTCAAAGCTTGTTAAAGGCATAGCCTCAACATATCTATTAAGAAGTATTATTTCCTGTTCAGTAAATGGTTTACTGTACCTTTCTTTATCCAATAGTTTTTGTTCCTCACTTGTTGGAGTTAATGCTGCTGTCCTTTCAAATCTAATATAAAATTCTTTTCCATAAGATGTAGTAGCTTTTATCAAACTAAAATTTCTAACTTTATCTATTGAACTAGGGCAAACTAAATCCCATTTATAAATTCCAGCATTTTGTGTTATTTCTTTTGTTAAGTTTTTAATTATATCTTTTACACTTGTGTTCCCATTTACACAATAAAAATTATCTGTAGCCATTTTATCTACCCCCTGTTATCAATTATTTATTTAAATTTGTTATTTTTAAAGTATTTAAGTCTATTGTAAATATATCTTTTAACCCTCTATTTGTATCTAAATTCACATTAAATTTTTTAAGCAATTTATTACCATAAGGTCTATATTGATATATTTCCAAAGTTACAGGATCCTTTAGTTTTACTCCATTAAAATTCTTTACACCTATATGAAGCTTTTTATTTTTGTATCCTTTAACACTTATTATTTCAGGATTTTTGTTTGTTTTATGACTTGTATAATCAAAATTAAGATAAAATCCATCATGGTATTTATTACCATACCAAACATGTTTATCTTCTATATATCCATGCAAATCTATATCTGCGTCTGTATTCTCTTCCCAATTCATTACTACTGCTATGTCCCAATCATTTGGAATATCTTCTATGTTTGGCGGTGGTTCTACTGTAATACTAGAATCCTCTCCATCTATATACTCTAGATCTATCATTGTTTGCCTACTATTGCCGCTTAAATTATGCAAAATAAAAGAAATAAGAGTATTAGCACTTACTTTATAAAATGTATTAAAGTATTTATGCTCTCCTATTTCCTTAGTTGTTGCATTATCTATTATTTTCATTTTATTAACTTCTAAGCTATATCTATCATCCTTTTTCCAGCCTGTTTGATTAAAATGCAGTCCTGTAATATATACATCTTTATCAAATCTAAATTGCTCTTTATAATCATTTTGTATTGCTGGGATGTCTAATAATATACCTTTTACCTTTTGAATGCCTTCAATTTTTCTATATATTAAAGAATCAATTTTCTTCTTTAGACCTTCATATTGTACGCTTGGCAATAGATCTTTTAATTGTTGTAATAACTCTTGTATATTATTTGTATTTATTTCTGGATAATTAGTTCTTATATTATCATCTATCAAACTTAATAAATTATTTTTTAAATTATCTGTAAGCTCATCAAAATTAATTATATATTTAGGTAAACTCATAATTTAACTCTCCAATACACAAAAATCTACCCATAAAACTTTACTCGTTCCACTAATATTATTGTAAATAAACTCAACTGTCCCATTTATAGGATAAAATACATTGAAAAATTTATGTTCACCATATTCTTTAGTACGTACACCTTCAAATAATTTATCATTGCCTATTTGCAAATCCCAGCTATCTTCAAATCTCCAGCTTGATTGTGAATATGTTATACCTGTTATTTGTCCATTTCCCTTAAATCCTATTATATGCTGTCCTTCTATTGCAGGAATCTCTAGCATTTTTCCATAAATTTTTTGTGTACCTGATATACCTAAATTTCCACTTAAATTATCTAACTTTACACCTAAGGCATTTAAAGCATTTATTAAATCATTATAATCTACACCTTGTATTTTATCTTTAATTTGTGATAATAAATTTTCCATATCTTTAGTAGAAAAATTTATATTGCCTATGTCAACTTTTACACCATTTTGTAAATAATCTTTAATAAGATCTGAAAGTTCATCAAAGTTAACTACATAGGAAGGTAATCCCATATTATTGCCACCTCCTATACATAATCTATTATTTCTAATTTACCATGACTATCTTTAATTAATTGTATTGTTTTATTTATATTATTAGGATAGGTTGTTTTGATTCTATATACTCTGCCTTCTGCATTTCTAATTAGTTCTTCTTGCCATTGCATATCTGTTCCATTAGCATATATAAATTTATATGCTTTATTATTGCTATCTCTAATTATTCTACATGGATATTCAGGTAATTCACCAGTATACTTTGAATCTTGACTTGTATTTATTTGATTTTTAAAATCCCTTTTTCTTAATTCTTGATCTAGAATATAGACTACTGGCTCTCTAAAATTTTTATATCCCATATGTGCCATGTTAATCACCTACTATTGCTTTAATTTTCCACCGCCTATTTGGGTGCATTGTTCATATACCTTCCTTTTATCTCTCATACCTTGTAATTGCAATGTATCTACATATGTGTCAGCATTTATTTCTGTACTTATTCCAACGATTAAATACCAACCACTACCTCTTTGATTATTTACTAATTTAACTACTTGTCCTAAATCAATGTTAGGTATTCCAGCTACTGGCACTACATTTAAAACAGTACTTTCTCTCCACATATCTAAAAATTTATATCCTGCTACCTTTTGTTTTAATAATGAAGTACTAGCTAATGGATTATCAATTATGTCTACCCATCTTTCGCCATTTAAATAACTAGTCATGGTTTTAGATTCAAAAATAGAATATTTATCATTACAACAAATTTTTAATATATTTCTCATTAAATTAGAATCTCTACTGGCAGTTTCACTAGATAAATTAGTATCAACAGATAAGACATAATCATGATGATTTGATTCATGATTTGATTCACTATAAGCAGGATATTGTTCTTCTAACACTATTGTACCGCTTTTGTTTGCCCTTATTCTAGCATACATAGTTTCTACTAAATTACCAATTATATCATTATACATAGTACCTATTTCGCATTCTAATTTAGGTACAGTATAATTATTTCCTCCACTTCTTTGAAAACTACATTTAGCATCTGATACAACAGTAGAAATTATATCTGTTGCAGTTTTATTATAGAATTTTAATTCCTTATCACATAAATTTAGCATTCTATAATACATATCATGGCAAGTCATTTCTATCGTTTTATCAAGTGTATTATAATCATATTTTTTTATTACACCTGCAAATTGAAGTACATCCTCTATATAAATTTTTACCTGTGCAAAATTATCTATTACGCCTTGCGTTCCTCCTGCAAAAATAGCAGTAGGTAGATTTTCATATTGCGCTGTAATCGTAGCTTCAGCAGTAGGTGTAGTTAAATTTCTATTTATTTTTACTGACACTAAACAATGTTCTAATATTATTTTATTAGCATCACCATCTTCAAAAGCCTGATATCCATTTTTTTTATAAAATTCTACTTTACACTTTGCCATTATCCTTCACCCATCCACTAGCTTCATGATTACATAAAAGCTCTAAATTTATATAATATATATCACCTTCGATAGGAGTATCTATCTCAAACTTATTTTGTAAATATCCTTTGTATTGAATTCCAAATTCATCTACAAATATGAATCTACCTGAATAATTTTTTCTAAAGTTTAAAAACTTAGTTATATTACTTTGTGTTTCATCATCATTTTCTCCTTTTATATTAAAAACAACTGTAAACTCAATAATACAATCACTTTTAACACCTTTTTCAAAATATGTGTATCCTTGTACTGTTCTAATACCCTTACGAAAATAAGCAGGACGAGGTGGCTTATAATTAGTTATTACGCCACCTGTATTTTTTCCATCTTCATAAAGTAGATCTACTTTAAAATCTTTTATTCTATTTAAATTCATACAAGCCACCTCCTAATCTCTTAATACATCATTCATAAATAATCCTGTCATAACATTTTTCATAGAACTTTCTGTCATTTGTTTAAATTCATTAGCTATCTTAGTAGCCCCTTCTTTATCTGCATTTGGTATAGTTACATACATTTTTATATCTTGTGTAAGTCCCATACTTTTACTCATATTATTAAGTCCATATGGAGATCCATAAGTACCACCATATGCTCCAGTACCACCATACGCTCCACTAAGTGACATATTATTTAATCCATTAAAATTTGCTCTTACATTACCTAAGCCTTTGATCTTATCGGCCATATCTTTAATTTTAGTATCTACAGCACTTTGTTGGTTATCAATACCCTGTATGAGACCTTCTCCAAGTGATTTACCATAATTAGAAAATACACGTGATGGAGAATTTATACCTAAAAAGCTTTTGAATCCATCTGCTATTTTACTTGCTAAGCTTCCTATTGCTGCTCCTACATTTCCAAACATAGATTTTATACCATTTATAAGGCCATCAACTATATTTTTACCTATATTAAAAAGTGTTCCTGCTAGATTACCTAGTCCCTTAAATATATTAATCCAACCTTGTACAATTCCATGTAATATATTTCCAACACCTCGAAATATCGCTATACATCCATTTATTATGTTTTGTACCATTCCACCTACCCATTGAAGTACTTTAATGAATCCTTGAAATGCATGAATAGCTCCTTGTATAATTGAGTTTATAACTTTACCTATTCCTTTAAATACATTTCCTATGAATTTTCCAAACTGAGTTGCATATTTTTTCAAAGTATCCCAATGCTTGATTACTTCATATACTATAAATCCTATTGCTGCAATAGCAGCTACAATTATAAGTGTATGGGGAGTAATTAAAGTTCGTAGCACACTAAATATTCCAGCAGCTTTTTTTAGTTTGCCGAATACACCTATTACATTATTTATAGTGCTTACAATTTTACCAAGCACGGTAAATGTTTTAGCAACTCCGGCTATTGATACAATCATTACTGCAATAGCATTTTTTACAGGATTGGGTAATTTATTAAATGAATTCATTAATTCTATTGTTTTATTAGCTACCTTTGCAAATATTGGGATTAACTTATTATTCAATATGGGTACTAACTGATTATTAAATATCGGTATTAATTGTTTTACTATAGATGTTTGTAATTGTGCAAAAGAATCTTGTACTTTTTTTATGGAAGCTTGTATATCCTTTTGAATTTTTTCATAATTGCCCTTTGCAATATTAGCAGGGCCTTTTTTTGGGTTCTTACTCTTTGCTTCTTCATCAAGAGTATTTTTTATCCCAGTTTTAAGAAGATTTTGTGCCGCAGCACTAGGCCTTTCCATAGATTTTCCTATGTTACTGAAAGTCTTTGCTTTTTTGGTTAGTGCTTTCTGCAGCTTTTCAATTTTAGTTTTTTCTTCCTCAACTCTATGCACGAATATTTCCAATTCTCTTCCTGCGCCATTAATGCCCCTTGTAAATTCAGTAGTATCTAATGTTAGCTGAGCAACTGCTTCTCCTACCCTCACTGCCATATTTTTTCTCACCTCCCACCTTTGGGAATAAAAAGTTTTCTAGCTTCATTTAAATAATAATTTAAATTTTTATTACTTTAATCTCTTTTTATATTTATTATTTCCTTTTAAATTTATATAATATAGTTTTAATATTTATTTATGGTTAAAAAGCAAAAAGTTAAAAACTAACTTTTGCTATTAGCGTTTAACCATTGAATAACATCTTCATTATTAGTTTTATTTGTTCTATCTCCATCTCTAAACTTAGGCTCTCTAGCATCTTCTTTACTAATCTCATTTAATATATAAACACAGGCCTCATCAAAACAAAAGGCCTCATAATCATTAGTCAACCCTATAACTTCACTGGGCCTTTGTCTATATTGTTTACTTATCGATATTACACTCAGTATTCTCTGGCTCTTCACGAAAGGAGTCTAATTCACTAACACCTTCCTGTGTATAATTAAACAATGCTACTATTTGTTCATCTGTAAGCTCTAATCCTACACTTTTTAAATCTTCTATGGAAGGCTCTACAAGTGCATTTTCAGCCATAATATACATAACATCTGTCATTTGTGCTAAATCAACATTTTCTTTTGAACTCTGTTTACCATAAAATAGTTCCTCTGCTGCACTTAATAATTTGTTAGGTACTACTCCTTTTCTTACCAAATTTAAAAGAGATACTCTTTTAACTCTAGCATTAAAAGGTATCCCTTGGCTAAATTGTGGCAACTGAATCACTTCACCTTGAGCTACTTTTTTTAAATCTTCTATATTAGTTACCTTTAAATCCATTTTATTATCCCCTCACTATCTAATTTTTATTGTTTTAAATTCTGTGGATAATGCTGTGGTTTTACCACTTCCATCTAATTTACTTATCTCCCTAGCTTCAGCAATATAAACTGTATCTATTGCTAAAGAATAAGGTACAAATGTTACTATTTTCTTAGTATCATCTATAGTTACATTTCCATTTACTCTAGAATTATCAGATTTTCTCTTTATAATAAAGTTTTCTAGGTTAACATCGTCTTGATTAATTTTATTTGAAAAACTCCACACTACCCTGTTAGTTATACTTACTCCCACATCTGGATTTTTACTTTCTACTTCTCCACCTTCTACCCCTATATCTTCAATTGGAGTAGATTCTCCTGGCTTTTCTCCATTATTATTTTCTTCTAATTTATTTAAAAATTCTATTTCTACAGGTTTTTCATTTCTAAATGGTATACTTTCAGCCTCATATGAAGACACTAAAAATTTTCCATCTTGAATTTTATATTTAGCTGGCTTACCTTTACAATGCTTATACACGAACTTAACATAGCCTGTGGTTCTAGAATAGTCTTTTTCTTCTGTGAATATTTCCATAGTAAATGGATGTCTTTCTACTGCTATACCTACTTCTGTTCCACAATATTTATTATCTTGTATAGTTCCTCCATCTATCAAAGCCATAGTTTCTATATTAAATAGATTGTCTTTCATTTTTAACTTGTAACCTATAACAATATCATCTGTTTCATTTATTCCATAAATTTTATTTTTAATCCTTAATATATCTCTTTTACCCTTACTGTTTATAGGTTCTATATCTATTTCATTACTTGTTTCTATTGTATGTTTTGTATTTGTTACCTCATCAATAAAATTAACTTTTACAACATTAACTAAAGTTTTTCCACTTATCATTAAATTACCTCCTTAAACTTTTAAATTGTTGATATTCTATGCTTGTAGTGTAAGCTTGTACATCATAATCTATAATGCTTGGTGTCTCATTCCCTGTAAGTCTAAAATCTTTTATTTTTTCTAAAGCTTCTTTTAAATTCTCTACATAAAATTCCATAGTGGAATATTGATCCATAGGGCTATAAACTATAATATCAAATAGTTTATAACCAGATATATTTCCAACTAGGGCATGGACACCATTTTCCTTTATAACTACATAGCTTTCTGTACATTTGTTTCTCTTTTGTCCAGGAGCATACACATTATATCCTAATTTTTTTAAATATAAATATACCTTTTGCCATAAAGTTTCAGGTATAGCATTATTAATTAGGTCTTGTTGTATGGAATCTCCTGGAACTTTGTAATTAAATTTAGACATTTACATCACTTCCCAAATAAATTACTCATTCCCTTAAGTATTTGTGGGCTTAACTTATCTATAGTTGGTTTTAATATTGCATATTTTTTATCATTACATAATTCTAATGACTGATAGTAATCCTTGTTTCCAGCAATATAAATATTACATTTATCACATTTCCACTCTTTTCCACCTTTAATTGTTTCAATATCCTTACCTGATTCATCCTTCCAAGGTGCATTTTTTTTAGCATCTTCTTCTAGTTTTTTTGCAGCAATATCTGCATACCTACTTATAGCAGTCTTAGATTGAATTTCAAATTCAGATAATCCATCAATAATGCTATCTATATTTACTTCAAATTCTCTCATATAATCACACCCTGTTTAGTATCATATCAAATACTAGGTTTTGAATATTTCCTGTGTCAACTATTTCATACTTAGTTCCATCTAATATGAAATAATCATCTTTTTGTACTTTAGAGCTTATATCATTATAGATAATTAATAATTTGTCATTATACAAATTATTAACTTCTAATCCCTCTATAGAAGTTGTAATTATATTACTATTATTTTTATAATAATATCCTTTTATAGTGCATACATATACTTCATCTAGTTTTTCTTCAAAAGCATTTTTACCTATTCTTAATATTTTTATTTCTTTTAATAAATCTCTTTTTTCTAGCTGTTCATATATATTTTTGCTTATTTTTGCCCTATTTATATTATTCATTAATGTTCATCAACTCTTTCCATAGGGGTCTGATTCTTTAGAATCTTTTGCTCTTCTTTGAAATGTTCTGCTAAGGTTAACCAATAAACCCTATTGCTTTGTAATTTTATACCTGCAACTTCTATGCCATCATCTGCAATTGCCTTAAGAATACACCCTTTATAGCTTGCTTTTTCTACATCATTATTATTGATTTCTAATAGCAATTCTAGCTCCTTATCCTCAAAATAAGGATACTGTTTTTCTTGTAAATTAAATTTCAAAATCTCTAAAGGTGTTCTCACTTTTTCTCACCTTCCTCAATTAAATTTTATTTGTTTAAGGTTACTAATTCTTCTGCAAATATTTTTAACAATAGTTTAATCATTTATTTAGTCAGCCTATTACATAACCTTAAATCATCCTCATTATGATAAATTATTGAATATAGCTCACCTCCTATGCTTACTGTACAACCTTTAAGTTTTCTTGAAATAAATAAGCATTAGATTTTATAAAAGTCTTAATTTATAACTTTACTTATAAGAAGTTATAAGCATTAAAACTTATTTTGCGAATCTAATGCACTATTTAAGGATGATAAAATTTTCAATCCAAATTATTTAGTTTTTTAACTTATTCTTAAAGGCTGTAAATTTTAATTTGCTTTCATACTATTCACTTATTTTTTAAATGAATACTTTGCAGTTGTCTTATACAATAAAACCTCTGCTATTTTTATAATACTATTATATTTCATTTCAATACTTTATTTATCCCAACTTTGTCCCATTTTTGTCCCAAAATATTTTTATCCGATGATTACCCGCTCTAATACTCCCATCTTCTTCAAAGTGGAAGTAAAGAGCGGTTACGTCCCTGGATAACGATTTCCCCTAAAGGATAACGACTTCTAAGGAGTAAAACTCCTAAGAAGTCGTTATCCTTTAGGGAGAGTAAAAACTCCCTCTGAAGCCAAGAACTCTGTTTATACTATAAGGTTATTCAATTGTGCTACACGTTCTACTAATTCATTCTTTTTTCTATAAGCTGTGCTCCTTGCTCTTCCAAACATTTCTATAGCTATCCAATCTACACTTTTATTTTCTCCATACTTAAACTCTATAAATTTTTTATTTTCTTCATTTAGTGATGAAAGGTTATCCTCCATTACGGATATTTCTTCTTCTATTTCTCTTATTTTATATTCTACTTTTCCTTTCTTCTTAATTTTTTCTCCTAGTTCTATTTCTAATCTCTCTATTTGCCTTACTAACTCCCTCTCCGCATAGCTTGTTCCATTACTAGAGGTTTGTACTATTTCATCATATGTTCTACTTCTAGACTCTTCTTCTAATGTTACATTATTATTTTTAATTTTATCCATTATAATTTCTATTCTATTAGAAAGATGATTTACCCTATTTTTTAATTTACTCAATTCTTTTTTACTTCTAAAATACCTATATAATCTTTCTTCTGTTCTTGTATATAATTTTTTATCCAACATATCTAGCCTCCTATAATAATTCTTTATTATATTTTCCATAATTATAATGCTACTTTTTGATATCTTTAAAGATCTTTAGAATTGCCTTTTAGTTTAAACTTTATATATTTTCTTACATTTCTTATTATTTTTATTTAACTCATATATCATTATTTCTTTTCCTATACTATCTAGAGATTTTTGCAAGTCTTTTATTCTAAAGTAATGCTTGACCACTTCATCCGTCCATCTATTTTTTCCAACTCTTAAAATTTCTAATTCCTCTTGATATTTGTCTAATAAATTCATACTTTCCTTTAATAATTTCTCATAATCTATGCTTTTCTTTACATACTCTTTTAATAAAATTTTCAGTACTTTATTTTCTTCTCTAAATGACTCTATCTCCTCAAAAACTTTATTTTCTACTTCCTTAACTAATACAGTTGACATCTTATCCCTCCACCATACTTAATTTTCTATTATATTATTCAAGACAATCAATATTCTTAATTTAACAATTCTTTTAATATTTCTGTTTTCTCTTTAGCCTTTTCTTCTCTTATATTTTTACCATCATTTAAAATAGGAGTGCACATTTCTAAAATTCTATAGTATGTCCTTTTTTCATATCTATTTTTAAGCTCCATAAGAGATAAATTTGTTGTAATTATAAGTGGTAATCCATTTCTATATCTACTATCTAAAATATTATAGATTTTAGTTCTAGTCCATTCTGTATCCTGCTCTGTCCCTAAATCATCTATTATCAATAAATCTGCATTATCTAATCCTCTTAATACATCTTCTTCTACTTCTTTCCCCCATTTTTTATATGTGTCTTTAATTCTATTCAATAAGCTATCTGCATTTACACATATAACTGGTAACATTTTTTCTATAAGACAATTTGCTATACATGCAACAGTATAGGTTTTACCATTTCCTGGGGAACCATATAATAACAGTCCTACAGATTCTTTTTTCATGTTTTCAAATTTTTTAGTATATTTATTAGCTATTTTATACATTTTGTCATTACCTTTAGTAAAATCCCAATTTTCAAATTTACTATTTCTAAATTTTTCATCTATTAAACTATTTTTAATAATCCTTTTTAATCTTAATTGCTTTTCTTTATTTATTTCTTCTTTTTCTTTTGCTATTAGAGCCTCCCTTTTACATTTGCACATTACAGGACCTTTTATACACCTATTTAACCCTGGAATATAAGTAATCTTTTCAATAGCTTCTCCACATACAGAACATATTTCAACTTTTTCATTTTGACCAGCAATATTATAATCCAATTCCTTGTTTTTTAAGGTCTTCTCCAAAGCTTCTCCTACTTGTTTCATATACCTCGCCTTCCCTCCATTTCTTACTTATCTCGTTTTTCTTTACATCTTGTGGTAATTTATATCCTTTATTTATCCAGCTTTCCAAAATTGACATTGTATATTTAAAGCCTTTTATTTTGCCCTGTTCCTGTTCTCTTTTTTTTGTAATATTTAATGCATATATTAATAGATCAGTATAATCTTCTTTAGCCATAATTTTTAATACTTGATTTAAATAAGTAGCACTTATTTGCCTATAAAAAGTATTAAAATATACTTCATTGATTTTATCTAAATTTTTTCTTATATCACTCTTTCTATCTTCTTTTATTTCTATATCTATATCTTCTATATCTATATCTCTACCGTTACTTAACGTTTCATGTAACATTACACTTTTTTTATTTTTATTACTTATGAGACTTTCCCCTTTAGCTTCTTCCAATGATTCTTTTTTCTTAGCTCTATGTTTAGCTACCCTTTGCCTTGTTTGTTGTCTAACTTTCTCCATACCTTCTATATTTTGATGTTTGGACCAGTTAGTTATTTTTATTAATTTATCTTCTTGTATCTGTATCATGCCAAAATCTCTAAGTACTTTTAACGCAAGCCTTAAACTATTTAATGGCCTATTAAAAATTGTACTTAGCATTTCTTCTGTATATGGAACATTATCATTTAGAAAAATATATCCATTTGCATTTGTTTTACCTGCTTGAACTAAAAGCCTTATCCAAATATAATGAACAGTATCTCTTTCTGGCATAGCATCTATTAATTTTATTTTTTCGTCATCAAACATATTAGTTGTTATCTTTATCCACTTAACTTCTGCCAATATATCCCCACTTTCTTTTTTATCCATAGTATACAAAATAAAATATTTCTATAATTAAATTAATCCATAATTTATATATAGTTTTTTATACTTATCCAATAATTATTGATTTACTATGTTTACCACCACTTCCATAGTTCTTGATCAATTAATTCATTTGGTGTAATTTTTAATGTTTTGCATAGATTACAAATAACCTTTAACCCTGGATTCTCATATTTACCTTCTTCTAACTCTGTAATATAACTTCTAGCTATTTTACTTTTGCAACTCAATTTTGAAATAGATAAGTTTCTCATGATTCTATATTCTTTTGTTTTTATTACTGCCACTTGAGGACTCCTCCTTAGGATTTATTCCTCTTAATATTAAACTATAAATTTTCAAGTATTCTTAAAGTTTACTATTTCTTTTTAAAAAAAGTTCATCTATGGTAGTATTAAAAAAATCCGATATAATTTTGGCCTCATTTAAAGTAAAAGGTTTTTTGCCATTTTCCTTAAAATTATAAGTATTTAGAGCTACTCCTATTAGTCTTGCTATATTCTCTTGTTTTGCACCTTTTAAGCATCTATAAGCTTTTAGTTTTCTTGCTGTTGCCATAAAACTCACCCCCTTAATAGCTGCTTTTAAGTAAACTATACGAATACTATTTATATTTTTATTATAGTCAACATTAAGAATACTTTCAACTGTATTTTATCATTTTCCCCAAAAAATATTCTTATAGTTTACATCAGTTTTAAAAAGTCAACATATGGTTTATAATATAGTATAAATAAAGGGGTGAAAAAGTTGGCAGAAATAAAAGATAGGTTGAAATGTGAAAGATTAAGAAAAGATTTAAATCAAACTGAATTGGCAAAATTTCTAAATGTATCAAAACAAACAGTTTCTAATTGGGAAAATGGTAACAGAATTCCTGATACTCTTACCTTATCTAAGTTAGCTGACTTCTTTAATTGCTCCGTAGATTATATTTTAGGAAGATCTGAAAATAGAAATGGTATAATTTCTAAAGCTAATATAAATGGGAATAATTATGAATTTGAATTAGATAAGAACATATTTCCAAATGGAATAACCAGAGAACAAATGATAAATTATATTAAAGAGCTAGAGGAAAGAAATAAAGAGTTAGAAAAAGAAGCTGATTTATCTAGAAAATTAAAAGAAGCTGGCTTTGATTTCAATCCAAATAAATAAAATACACTAAAAATTAATTATCTGAGATTAAAATGCAGATATGTAAAGCTAACAAATATATAGAGATTTCATGATGTTATGTTTATAACTACATGTAACTCATATATGTTTGTTAGCTTTTTATTTTGTCTAAAAAAGTAAATACTTGTCCTTAAATTCTGTATGCAGACAATTACATTTTCAGAATAAATATGTAATAATTTTCACATAAAGTAATTTAATTAAAAAATTTGCAAATTTTATTAAAACATATTAAAATATACTTGAACACATGTTCGATTTGGGAAAGGGGTCTTAATTTATGTTTAATTTTAGTGGGGTATTAAGTATAAAAAAAGATGGGGAAATAATATATGAGAAAAAAGATACCTTTACACTGAATAAAGAAAAAACTTCTTCTGAAAAATTCGCCGAAGATAAAATAAAATTAATTCAGGAAGTTGATGTATAATGTAAAAAATATAATGTATTATTAAATAAATGCTATTTTGTTTTAATAATTATACTAACATAAAACAAAAGACCTTGGAAATCTAATCCAAAGTCTTTAAGCATATTTATATTGGTGCCGAAGGCGGGAGTCGAACCCGCACGAAGTTACCCTCGACGGATTTTGAATCCGTTGCGTCTGCCAATTCCACCACTCCGGCAAGAATGATTTAACGTTATAATAATAACATATTATTACCTTTTAGTCAACAAATCAATTAATTTTTGATAATTAATTGGTATTACTATATAACTGTTTAATTATAACTACTCTATAAATGCATAATATATTATCCATAAATTCAAAAGAGATTAGATACATATAAATATATCTAATCTCTTAAGCTGTTTTAATTAACAAGCTTTATATTTTAATTTAATTAACTCAATTACTATTTTAAGCTATTTTCGTATGCTTCTACCATTTTCTTTGTCATTCCGCCACCAACATAGCCGTTTTGTCTTGCTGTTAAGTTTCCTTTATCAACAGTATCGTAGTTTGATAAACCTACTTCGTTAGCAACTTCCATTTTTAAATTTTTTAATCCTTGTTTAGCTTCTGGTACTACTAATTGATTTGAACTTCTGTTTGCCATTTTAATCGGCCTCCTTTTATCTTTAAATATATTACAAACTTAATTAAGTTTGTAATATAAGTTTGTGTT